GGGATTCTTCTTCTCTGTCAACCATTTTTTAGGTATCTCCTTGTCTGTCCATTTAAATCCATACTTGTCACACCAATCACAGTATCTAGTTGTCGATCCTTTGTTAATAACATTATATGCGTTCTGAAACAAAAAGCGTATATCTAACTCAGGATATTGCTCTTGTATCAAAAGATGTTTCACCCTATCTTTCGGTCTGAACCACCCTTTCGCTTCAATAATAATACCATTGTTAAGAACAAAATCAGGCTTGTAGAGCCGGAACATTTGCACTGCGTATCTGATTGACATTTTTTCATATCTAATCCTTTGCTTGAGAAGGCGCAACTCTTTGGCTACGCTCTCCTCAAACTTGCTCCTAAACTGTATCTTGGGCATCAACTAACTTTACATAGTTTATCAAAGGTGGTGTAGCAGACTTAGAAACTTTTGAGGGAAGAACTTGGAGATCCCAACACTTTTCTCTATACGAGCATAGACTACACTCAATGCCTAGCTTCATGTTACCACTAGGTTTGCCGTAGTAAGTCTCAGCTACTGGCTCATAGCATCGCTCAAACGGCTCGTCATTATTTATATAGTCTACTGTGTTTTGTATCTTCTCCATTTCTTCTTTGACATCTACGCCACTAGCACTAACGTATTTAAAGTTTCCATTCGCCTTGTTTACAACCCACCATCCACCGACAGGAACACCTTTCGCTTTTGAGTAGCCAACGAGTTGGGACACATACCCAAAGCTGTCTTTGCTCTGTAGTGTTTCAAAGTCTATGAATTTGTTTTCATATGCCCAAGGAGAGGCAGACTTAACATCGTCCACCTTTCCATTTAATACGAGGTCGTAAGTCCCATCAACATGTCCCCCCTTTACTGGTAAAGAAACTTGCTCACTGTCATCAAACTTAACGTCTGCCGCCCTTAGTAAGCCTTTAAACACAGCTTCTATAATATCACCAAGAATCATGTTGATAAGAAAGTAGGGAGAGTCAGATATTTTTTCTTCAGGATGGTTCTTATCAAACCATAGCTGACACTTCTTACGTCCAATGTTAGACATACGAAGCTTAAATGTCCTCTTCTCCCCTGAGAATTGACGACTCAAAGCATCTCTTACATCCTTAGCCACCATATCAAGCACAGCAGTATCAGCCTCTGCTTTGCCAGACATGACCTTTTGTAGAAAAGAATGAATCGCCAGTTCTGCAGGATGGTTCATCTACTACTCCTCTATCTCAACAACATTGGCAACAATATCGTTTTCCTGATCGGAGAGTTCCTCAGGTCTACGATGTTCTTCCCACTTGCTGAGAGTAAGGGAGTTCATAGATTCTACCCACTCGACAAAGTTGTTCAACACTTCTTGATCGTCAGTGGTGATCTCTACTACTTTACCTAGTGTAGGTTTCAACACAGCATAAGTTGCCCCACTAGGAATACTCTTTACTTCTGACCCAAGATGCAACAAATGTTGAATGGGAAGCCTGTTCTTTCGCTGAATCTGATTAAACATATCAGTTATAGCGTTGAAGCTATCTCTGTTTTTAATCCTCATTAGGAAAGGGAACTCTTTAACATCCACTGGTTTACCATCGGCATCCTTAGCCTTGTCGAGAGTACACAAACCAAAGAGAACTTTAAACCTATCGGTTGCTCTCATAAGGTCTTGTGTTTCTTGTGGCAACGATTTAAAATCCTTAACATAACCTGAAGGTCTACCACAGTTAAACCCTCCATAGTTGTCCTTCAGATCGCCATTCAAAGACGTTGCCATTACTGTTCGTAACATACGTCCTTCACCACCGTCAGGTCTTGTGAAGTTCTTGTCATACCTCTGCCACTGAAAGCGTTGCATGAAAGATCGTATAGTTACCTTATCACTGTAGTATACAGTATCATCAGGGAAAGTCACAGAGAAAGCACCGGCTTTTACTATGGCTACTTCCATAGTTTCACCATCCACTTCCTTTGTACCCATAACATTCTGGTGTACTTGCTTCACCTCTGCTAAAGCTGAAGTGCTTTTTGCAGGTGTGTTCGACATCCCCATTAATTCTGCTAGATCAGCAGGGGATTTACCAATTACTTCTAATGCGTTTTCCATGTATTACTCCTATTTAGAAATGCAATTTTATCAGACTACATCTTTTACGTCAAGCCAATTATCACCTATTTTTGATTCTAATAACATAGGAACATTGACTTCTATATCATAATGCTTTTCGATTATCTTTTTTAGATTGTCGTTAACATCTTTGATAATATCAAGTACATTACTTTCTTCTGCAGGATGAACATCCAATACAACAGAGTCATGCACTGTGTTTACTAAAACACTCTTTAACTTATCGTTTTTTAAACGCTTCTCTATCTCCAACAGTACAATAGGAACTATATCACCAGTGGCAAATCCTTGCACTGGATAGTTCTTAATCATGGTAAAGTGTGTTGGAGTTCCACTTGCCCTTCTCTCTACATCAGGAAAAGAATACTGCCTACCTGATGGTATCTTTATTCTGCCAAGGTTGATAGCCTCGTCACCTAGTTTCTTGTGCCACTTAGCTATACCTTCATACTTGTCCATAAAATGTGTATAGTATTCAGCTTCAGCTTTCGTTCTACCGTACCCAGTAGCACCGTACAGAGGCGCAAAGGTATGTGCTTTAGCTTCTTGCCTAGTCGTAGGTTGTCCTGCCTCAGAGATGATCTGAGCCGTGTAGGAGTGAACATCAAAACCAGTAGACACTTCTTCCATAGCTACTTTGTCTTGTGATAATAAAGCTGCAACTCTAAACTCTAACTGTGCAAAGTCAGCCTCCAATATCTTACCCTTCATGCCAAAGCTGTCACAGTTCCAACGAGAAACAAAAACCTTCTTCACTGGAAACGTACCACCTCTAGGCATATTCTGCATATTAGGATTGCGTCCACTAAACCGTCCAGTGGCTGTGACATGCTGAGTGAGGGTTACATGTAAGAAGCCATCCTTCTTTGTGTAATGTTCGATACCATCAACAAACGCAGAGAGGTAACTAGATACAGCACTCTGTCTCTTTAGGTCTGTCAAGAAAGTTTCTGCTGTTTTCATCTCTTTTGTCTTAGCTATATTTATTAAATGCTCCAAGTTGCCTTTGCTCGTAGAGAAACCATTAGCACTAACCCACTCCTTTGACGGTGGAAAGAACCCTAATCCTGCCATGTGTCGTAATTTTGTCAGCGCATACCCTCTTGTATCACACTCAGGGCATCTGTTTGGCTTGACAAAAGGTGTACCGTCTTTTTTAGTCTTGTATATTTTACCTTTACCCTTGCATTTATGACACACACTAGCTTTTGTTTTGACCATCATAGCACTATTATCCTTGACAGCTTGTTTGAAATCCTCTTTTCCATCTACCAAGTCGAAAGCCACTGCCCATTTCTTCTTGTCATACAGTATTCTTGAATAAATTACCTGGCTAATCTGCTCTGGGGAGTTAAGATTTATAGGTGTATCGCCCATAAGTTCTCTAACTTGCTCCTGCAACCGTTTCTCTATGGCTACTAGTTCCTCTTCAAAGTCAGAACGCACCTTCTGTAAAGCATCTTTGTCTATCTTAAATCCATTCATGTACATTCTCGTCAATGTTTTGCACACTTCATTAGTTATATCTCTAACTTTTACTAGAGATTTAGACTCAGGTTTGTCATACTCCTCCATAAGTCGCCAGTAGAGAGCCTTTGTTACGTTTAAATCTTGTCTAAGATACTCTGATAACTCGTCAAGAGGTATTTCATCTGTTTGAAACCCTCGTCTAAAGTAATCTTTAAGTGTATCAGACTTCTTCATGTCAAGGTTGTAGCGAACAGCACAGTTTTCTAGACTCACAGACTCCTTCTGACCACGTTGTAGGACATACTCCCCTAGCATAGTATCAAAAATCTCACCATCGTACTTAAAACCACATGCCCAAAGCCACTGAAGGTCATACTGTAAGTTGTGACCAATTAATAATGTCGCTTGGTCAAGAACTTTCTGCAGCTTTTTATTTGATTCATCATCTTCTATTGTCTTTTCTTTATGATCGAACACAAAAACAGTTGAAGTTTCTTCCAACCAATCTTGTACACCCACAAGTGTCAAAGAGTTGTCAGATTCGAATGGATCAAGATGCCACTTACCATCTCTCTTAGTAGTTGTGTTTTCTACATCTAGAATTATCTTCATATTTTTTACCTTACCTCCTTGATATCCTTTCTGTGTAGCTTTTTTATTTAGAAAATCTTTTTCCTCATACGTTTTTATAGCGTGACAGTTTGCACAAAGCAACTGACATTTTCTTATTTCTACTTTAAGAGTTCTTATACCACCACCTGCGTGAACAAGGTTGCTTATGGAATCCCTCTTCTTAGATTTGTCTAAGTGATCGAACTGTAACGCATGAGGACTATCATTAAAGCCACACTTTATACAGCCACCTATCATTCTCTTTACTCTTTTAATATACTCTTTCTTTTTCTCTAGTCTTTTTCTGTAAGAGTTATATTTGACACTAGTCCAGTTTACATTCTCACCCTTTTTATTAAGCTTCATACCATTTACTCTCCCTTTATATACTTAGTGGCTCTTTCTAAACCTTCAACATCATCGCCTAATATACCTATAGCTAAGTTGCAATGATGACACAACCATCCTCTAAAGGTTTCGTTCTTATAGCAATGGTCTAGTACCAACTTAGCCTTCTTACCACAAATGTCACAGCACTCTGATACAGGCGGTGCAGTTTTTCTTATGTTCTGGACAACAGTTCCATTATACTTCTGACACTTTTTACAAGAGGTGCTTCTAGACTCTCTATCACCAGTAGCTCTACGATACAACCTAAACTCTTCTCTAGGTTTAACCTCACCACAATGTCTACATGTTATGTGTGACTTATCCGGATCTTCCTCTTCAGTTACCTCTTGAAATAAATCGCCCTGTATAGGTATCACGCTGAGTACCTTCCAGTTTCTACATCCAGTTCCACATGCACTGTGCCGTGCCAACCAGTTAATTTATTTTTAGCCAACCGAATATGACGCTGAGGATCATTACTGTCTTGTCCTTCAATGTCAGGGTTCTTACTAATCAACAACATCAAATCAGCCTCTGCAGCTTTTCCAGTTTTACTTCCTTCAAGCATAGATTGATTAACATTTATCTTACCTTCAGCCTCTGCTGAAAGTTGGGACATCCAAATTATAACACAATTATACTTCTTGGCAATGTTTCTTGCGTGAATTGCTGCCTCCTTGAGATAAATATCTGATCTTTCTGATCCGGCTGTTGCAAATTTATCACCCATGTCAAGTATAATTATGTCAGGGTTAACGCTTTTTGCAAGTTGTTCCACATAATCCATGTTTTTATCAGTGGCATCTTTGATAGATAGTAGTTGTTTGATAGGCTCATATCTCTTTAGTGCCATACTTCTGTTCTCAAGAACCTGATCGCTAGACATCTTTGACTTACAGTACAGATACCTCAAGCCTACACGCTTGTATGCCTCTTCATTACACAGCACCACACACT